ATGATCACAACGTGTCAATCGCTTTCCACAAGCAATCAATCGTGTTTGCAGCACCCCCAATCAAAGAACTTATTGGTGGCGTTGAAGCAACTACTTCTTATAGTGACAAGTACAAAATGGCAATTACTCATACCCTGGGTGCTGACATTTATAACTATAAGCAGCTAGATAGACTTGATATGCTTGGCGGTGTAGCAATTAACCCGGAGTTTGCCGTACGTGTTAGATCATAAACTAGAAAGCCCCTCTGAAGATAAAGAGGGGCAATTCATCTATTGCAATAGATGGGTTGATAAAAAACATTTTCGCGCCTACGTTTATAGCAAAGATGCAAAAAAAATTGCTAACAGCTATGATGAATACTTGGAGCTTATAGCAACGGGATTATGGTTTGATAATCCACCACAAACAGAGGTAAAAAATGCCACTACCAAGTCAAAGCGTTCGCGGATTCGTAAATGATGCCTATCAACTGATTAGCGCAAGCAGCCCAACAGTTCCACTACACGGAAACGATTTATCAAAGGGCGTCCAATTTCTTAATGAACTACTAGAAGAATACAGCGCAACAGGTCAATTGCTAACTGTCGCTAGAACGATTGAACAAATTATTACGACAGGCGACCAAGAACTATCTATCGGTTCACCGGATTTTGTACCAACACCGGATATCACCGAAGGCCGCTTATCTCAATTAATGGAAAGCTGGCTAATTCTTGAAGGCGTTACATATCCACTATTGGAACTTAGTGAAACCGAATTCAATCAATCATGGAAATACAATCCACTTGATGGATTGCCACGGTATCTCATTATCAGACAAGAAACTGATATATCATACGCACGCATATATCCAGCACCATCTCAAGAATTTACTTTATTTATTCGGGCTAAGTTTGAAATATCAGATTTTGATACAAATGACACAATGGAAACGCTACCAAAATATTATATGCGATATTTAAAGTTTGCATTAGCCAGTGATTTAGCGGATTACAAAGGACGCTCTGAAGCCTGGACACCCAAACTTGAAGCCAAGCTAAAACAAGCTAGAAGCGATATGATTGCAGCAAGCCCTATAAACCTTGATGTAGTATCACAAGATAATAGCACCACGCCAAACGGTAAATGGCGCGTTATATCAGGAATATAAGATGCCTATAGAACAGCTACCTATCATCACAAAATTTGGTAAAGAACGATTTACGCAATTCAATCCAGAAGATTGCGCTAACTTTTATCAGGTATCCAGTGAAACAGGCAAAAGACCAAAAGCCATGTATCCGGTCATGGGTAGAAAGCATGTTCGAGTTGCCAACCAAAACAGGTTGATATTTGAGCAAGAACCCAGGGCTATATTTAAAAGTATTGAGTACACATATATTGTAGTAGCTTCGGTTATGCACCAAGTAGACCAGAATTTTAATATAAGAATACTCCCAAATTCAGATTTCAATAGGTCTGAAGGTGAGATTTATTCCACATATTTAGTATTTACTAATAATGTTTATGTAGTGCTTGCAGATACCGCGGCTAAAAAGTTATTTTTTATTAATGAAAATACCAATCAACTAATTACACTTACCGATATAAATATTCCGGCCAATCCTACTTTTGTAGCGGCATTTGGCAATCGAATTATTGTATCTGATGCTAATAGTGGTCAATGGTCATTATCAAAGATTAATTTAGGTGGTAGTACTGTTGATCCATTAACTGCATTTACAGTGTCAGGCTCACCATTGTTTAACTATGCATCTGGTAAGGTTAGGCAAATGGCGGCATTGCATAATCAGCTTTATATCTTTACTGATTTTTCCTGTGATATATGGATGAATATACCTAGTGTGTTTGATGATGGTACGTCAAAAACGACGTTTCCGTTTAAGTTAAATACTAGTTATAATTTTGATTACGGGATGGCTGATCCATTATCCTTAGATGTAGACTTCGGACGTATGACATGGCTTGGTAAAAACCGTAATGGCCTAGTAGCATTCATGACATCCAACGGGGGCGCGCCAGAGGTCCTATCCACACAACCTGTTAATACCTTAATACAAAACACAGCTAACGAAGGCGATGGCTTAAGTCCATTCTTGTCTATGAAAACTAATGGCTTTCTATATCAATATGAGAACACCATTTTTTATCGTGTAAGTGCTGGGAACTTTTTAGATTATGGCGAGCTAGATATCACAAATTCAGCCAACAGCTTAGAATATAATTTTAATACTGGTAATTGGCATCGATGCATTGAGGTAAATGGTGAGCGTTCTCGAATACAAAAGCATGTATTTTTTAACAATAAGCATCTGGTCACTGTAAGTGGTGAAAGTGTTGTTTATGAAGCGGCTGGAAATATTTATGTTAATGAACTCAGAAACACGACGCAAACTAATCCGCAAGCTGCAAATGCTTTTATTGCTAACCCTATTCGGTATGAGGTTGTTACGCAGATTTATTCACAAGCTGATTATTCAGAGTTTATTACGGATTACGTTGAAATTGACTTTGTGTTTGGAGACAAGACAGATGTCAAAAGCGATACACCGTTTGAGGGAACAGTCTTTATTGTAGATGAAACAAGTACTGAAGATAACCCTGTTTTTTTAGTTACTGAAGATGGTGAATTTATTATTGAAGAAGGCTCAAACGTACCCACACCAACATCACATCATTACAACTATTTATTTAAACCACATATTGAGCTTTATTGGAGTGATGATGGCGGTGTTAGCTTTCATAGTGCTGATGTAAGAGAGTTTAGCGAGTTAGGTGCTTATCGCTGGCGTATGAGGTGGTATCAACTAGGTGCTAGCCGCAATCGTTGCTATAAGCTTGTATGTGTAAGCCCAAGCCCTATCGTTCTACTAGGGGGCGTGCAAAGCGTTAGGCGAAGCAGTGGGGGGGCCAATTAATGACAGTTGCACTAGAAAGAGTTAACAACGTACCTTTGTATGATAAAGATGAAAGCAATACGGATATGGGGCGTTGGTTGTTGACTGTGGTTGATTCGCTTAATACGACTATTGGTGAGATTGAAACGACTTTAAATGCTAATGTAGTAGTTAAGTCTTTTACGCAAGTTGAAATAACTAACATGGCTGCAAGTTTGGTTGATGGCGTGTTATTGTATGATACAACGAACAATGTTTATGTCGGTCGTGAAAATGGTGCGCTACGGCAATTCACAACGTCATCATGGCCTTAAGGAGATAATAATATGAGTATGTTTAGTAATTGGTTGAACCCTGGACGTGCTTATGGTGAAGCCGGACGGACAGTTCAGCAGGGCTATGACAATGCACATCAAACACAGCAGCCATTTTATCAAGGTGGTGTTAATGCTGGTGGAAAACTAACCGATGCTATGGGCCGCTTATTAAATCCAGGTGGCTTGCAAGATGAATGGAACAAAAGCTATGAGACGTCAGAGACTGCCAAACAAGATATGCGCCAAGCGGAAGATTCTGGTTTAGGTGCTGCAAGTTCTATGGGTTTGATGGGTTCATCGACTGCAACTCAAGCAATCCAATCCGGTGCGCATAACATTATGAACAAAGACCGCCAACAATACCTGGATGACATGATGAAAAAATACATGACTGGTATTGGCATTGGCACAAACATGTATAACACAGGTGCAACCACAGCTGCCAATATGGGCCAACAAGATGTTCAGAGTGGGCAAGACCAGGCAAATCTTGGCGTTGGTCGTTCTCAAGCTGATGGTAAAAGGTTTGGTGATATATTGACTACTATAGGGAATTTAGCTGGTGGCATGGGGGCTTGGCAATAATGGCACTTAATATACCTTTGTACAGGCCAGGTGAAGCTGGCTCTATATCTCCGGAAGTTGACAATATGTTGCAGCGATTAATGCAAAGACGACAGCTTGAGCAACAAAAACAAATGCATGCGGATTCTATGGGTTTACGTCAAAAGCAAGAGGGCAGGTTGCAGCAACAGTTTGACCAATCTCAGCAAGATAGATCTCTGTTTCAGAATATTTTAAATCGCGGTTTAAATCCACAGCAACCACAGCAACCACAGCAGCCAGCACCTACGCAAGAAATGGGTGAAGGTATGGGGATGTATTTGCCTGAAGGATTGCAAGAAGCACAGCAGCAACCACAGCAACCACAAGGGCAATCAGATAATGATAAAATGATGTTTCGTATTGCGTTTAAAAAACGTTTTGGTGTTGATCCGTTTCAAGAATCTCCAGATCAAAAACGACAAGCGGATTTTGAACAGTTTGCCAAAAAACGCGACTACAATATTGAGCATCCAATTACTTCGGCTAGTGGCTTAACGCCTGAAATGCGCCAAAAAGAATATGATTTAAAAAAAGAAACATTAGAGCAGCGTAAAAAAGAAGCTGAACAAAGGATGAATCTTGCTGATCCAAAACAAAAAATCCTGTATCAAAAAGAAGTTGCTGACATTAAAGCGCAGCAGCAAAAAAACGTTGCCGATCACAAAGCCGGATTAGAATATCAAAAATCATTAGGCAAAGAAGAAGCCAAAATGTTTTCAGGCATGGAGCAATCAGCAGCCCAAGGATTAGATCAAGCACCTATTTATCAAGGGTTGAAAGAATTTGCAGCATCACCAGAAATCAAACAAATTGGCGCACATCCTATGTTTGGAAAAATGAACATTAAAGCATTAAAAAGTTCAAAAAACCCAGCCATTTTAAGAAAAATTGCTGACTTTGAGCAGTTAAGAGCGCAACTCGTGGCGCAAGCAGCTAAGACAATGAACCCACGGTTTACAAACAAAGACTTGGCTTTAGCTGAAATGATGAAATTACAAGACACGGATTCATGGCAAGCAATGCAGCAAAAAGCATATAACCTGTCTAGCTTATATGAATTAGGCCAAAAAAGACTTGAAAGAGCTATTGAATTGACACGCGACCATAAACTTTCGCCATTACAAGCCAAACAACGTGCTGACAAAGAAATTAATGCTGATGAAATTCGCAATAAAATTAAAGGTGAGATTTTTAGTGATCAACCCGATGTAATGTCTGGTAATCGATGGTCACAATATGAGGTGGCACAATGACTGATATATTCACAATTGACTCTAACACTGGTAAAAAATACAAAATACCCATTACCGAATTAGAAGAAGCGTTGCAATCAGGCCATAAGTTTGCCAGTGAAGCCGATAAAAATAGAGCTATTGCATACGACCAGGTATCACAACAATACCCAGGTATGCCAGAAATGCTTAAATCAGGATTATTAAATGCCTCGGAATCATTACAAAAAAGCCCTACACTTAAAAAAGGTGTTGATGCTGCTGGTGATGCGGTCGAACCTGTTAATGCTAAAATCACACCACTTGCATCCGATGCATGGGAGTCTGTTAAAAGCATACCCCAAGCCGCAGCAACGACCGCCATGAATATACCTGAGCAACTTGGTAATGTTGGTTCTTACATGGCAAAACACCCGTTTACATATCCGCGTGAATCAGCATTAGGACTTGCAGAAGGTGCGGCAGGTGTTCTAAGTTCTCCGCAAGTAGCTGCCAGATATTTAAGTGAAAAATTAGCTCCTGATTCTGCATTGACAAAAGGGTTGCGCGACACTCCAACACCTTACGAAATGCTTAAAAGTGATGTTGAGCAGCCACTAGGGTTAGATGCTAAAGAACCTGGCCAAGAAGAATTGCGCATGTTGTCACAATTCCCAATGGCAGGCTCAACTAAAATGCTTGTAGCATTAGTGGGTGGTCAAGGTGGCGACCCAATCCATGCCGCAAGTGCTGGTTTAGCTGGAAAAGCTGGTGGTGCTGTATCAAATAAAATGCGACAAGCAACCGAGCTACGGGCCGAACAATTACAAGATGCATTGCTTAAACAAAACGAGCAAGCACAACAACTAGAATTAACCAAAGCACGTGCGCAAGCAACCAAACCAGAGCAGCTAATTGCCAAAGGGGAGCGGTTACAAGAAGGGCTAGAAGATGCACAAGGTCAATTATCACAATTGCCTGACATGGAAAAACAAGCCCCACAAATGAACTTAGAACCCCATGAAAACGCAACTGACATGGCACAACAGTGGCAACAACAAGCTATGGAGTCACGCGATAATCTAAGAATAAATCATGGTGAAAATCTTGGCAGCGATAAAGTTATTCCAGAAGCAGCAGCACAAAAAGTCCTTGATGTAGTAAAAGAGCGAAAAAAAGATTTTGGTGATGAATACAAAGAAAATGCCAAAAAGATTGAAGGTAAAACCATAAAACTACCAAGCGATAAACCTGAATTAAGTTTTAAAATTGGTGGCGATGATTTAAATCTTGAAAACTACCCCATGTATGACGAGCTTGTAAAAGAACTACAAAAAGAACAAGACGGGATGGACGGTGCTGACGAAATACCTGCAAAAGACTTTGTGCAAATGTATAAAGGTACAAGAGACTTATACCATGCAGCAGAAGCCGCACGTTTTGATGAAAACATTGATAATGCAAAACGTAACGACTTTAAAGAAAAAGCAGATTCATTAAAAACAAAGCTTAAAGAGCAAAAAGAGATATTAGAAAACCAGCTTCCTAAAGAGTTTAGTGAAACACTTGCTGGTATTGATAAAAGATACAAAGATGAAGTAATACCATTTTACAAAAACAAGATTTACCAAAATGTAAAATACAAAGGGCACACTGGCGACAATATCATCAAAGACACTCGCGGTATTCACCCACACAATAAAATAATGCAAGAAGCCATTAGACTTAACCCTGAGCTTAATGCATTGGCGTTAGGACAAAAGTTTGCTGATAAACCGCATGAAATGGCTGCTTCTGACGCCTTATATAAACCATATATAAAAGCTCACGCACCATCACAAAGTTTTTTACGTGAACATGCAGCAGCTGAATCACAACATACAGCGGCACAAAATGCATTAAATGAAGCTCAAGAAACGCTTAAGCAAAAACAAGGTGAGCAAACAGCCGCTGAAAAAGAATATTTAAAGCAGGTAAAAGAAACCCAGCAGCAAGAGCAACAACTTACAAGTAAAATTGATAAGCTTGAACAAGATTTGCAGCAAAACGAGCAGTTCTTACAGCAACTTCGTGAAGATATACAAAAAGAAGGTTTGACCAAAGAAAACTTGCAGCGTCAAAAAGACTTGCAAAAGAAACGAAATGTAATAAAAAGCAAAGTTTGGGACATTGGCCGGTCAAGTGCTGGTTATTCTGGTGCTAAAGTTATTGGTAAAATAATGAAGTTGTTAATGGGATCATAAATCATGGGCTGCAATAAATTACAAACCAAATAAAAACACAAGTTAAAATTATTTCTACAAACAAACTCATATCAACCCCACTTATATAACAATTGATTGTAATATAGCACTTGAATGAGCAAAAAGCAACCATGCTAGTAATGAATGCTGATAGGGTTTACAATATTTTGATATTAAGATAAGGAATCACACATGAGTTTTAACCGTTCATTTAATCCAATTTGGTCAGAGGTTGACTTAGACGGTCAGCAATTTGATGATTCTTTTTATCTTTATACATTGGAAAATGTTTTTCCTTATTTACCGCAGCCAGTTTATTACACTGCTAGTGGTACAGAGTATGTTAACCCTATTCAATTTTTAGCTAATGGAACTTTGCCCGTTGATATATTTTGGGATCCAGAAAAAGTATACCGTTTAGAGTTTAGGCAAAATGATGGTACAGCACCGCCTTCACAATCTGATGCACTAATTTATTTAGTTGAAAACTATCAACCAACGGGCAGTGGTGGCGCGCCAAGTGGTACATCAATTCAAACAGATAACCAAATTACAAACCCTCAGTTCCCATTGATTAATTTTGACTCCCCTACTACCTGGACAGGCATTACCGACGAAACTATCGAAATTGCCCCTGGCTGGGAAATTGTAGTGTCAGGAACAGGAAACTTGACGGTAACGCGTCAAGATATTACCTCAGCTGATAACGTAGTTACAAATCCACCTTATGCGTTGCTAATACAAACGGTTGGTTTTAATCCAACAGGTAATTACTTGCGCCAAAGATTTGACGAAAACGGAACTATTTGGTCAAACGATGCAGTAGCCACAAGCATCACAGCACGTTCAGTGGACGGTACAAACCATGTAATTAACGTTAATTTAGTTAACAATGCATCATCACCCCAAGAAACACCTATTGATAGTTATACACTAACGTCTGCATGGCAAGAATTTAGAGGGGCTGTTGAGATACCACAGTCAACCAATGAAACTTTGCCAGCTACTGCATTTACAGAATTACAAGTGACATTACCACCAACAGCAACCGTTGGAATTACAAGCCTTCAGATAGTTGGCCAGGATACTCCAATTGAAATACCTTATGAGCAAGAAACGGTTAACAGACAAATTGACCACACTTACCATGATTCATACCCCTTAGTCCCAGTGGGAATGGTAATTGATTATTGTGGCTTTACTGTACCAAGTCATTTCTTGGAATGTGATTGGCAAGAAGTAGATAGAGTTGAATACAGTCAATTGTTTAATGTTGTGACTTTTGTTGAAGAAGTTACATTAACAACTGGTAATGCAACGTTTACAGTAGCCGATGCAACTAATTTTTGGATTGGCATGGGCGTTGAAGGTGATGGAATTCCCGATGCTAGTACTATCTCTAATATATCTGGTACGACAGTTACTATATCATCGAATGCAACAAGCACTGGTGCAAGCTCAGTAAGGTTTTATGCTACTTCAAAAATATTAACTGAGACAGTTACACTTACAAATGTCAACCCAACGTTCACAGTTAGTGACGGAACTATCTATGATGTAGGCATGAGAATCACAGGAACAAACGTACCAGCTGGAACCGTTATATCAGGTATTGCAACTAATACGATAAACATGTCGCAAAATGCCACTGCTAGTGGAAGCAGGTTATTATCATTTTATGCGGCTGGTAACGGGGATAGTACTGATACGTTTAACATTCCTGATTTACGTGATTATGTTATTGCTGGTGCTGGCGGTAGTTTATTTGGCGCAACTAATAATGGCATTGGCAAGCGAGGTGGAGAAGCAAGCCATCAAATTACAACAAATGAATTGCCAGCACATACACACGGATGCGAATTAAGAAATGTCGGGGGGAGTGGTGATTTTGCACTTTCCCAACCAGGTGCATTGGACGCTAATACTGGCAATAATGTTACAAATCACACGGCTTTATCATTAGTTCAACAAACTGCATTAATGAAAAAATGTATTCGATACGAATAATTAGGAGAAAAAACGATGGCTATACGGTATAGCAGTTCATTTGATGAAACCATTCCATTTAGTGATGAATGCGCACAGTTAAACCTTGCTCAAGATACAGCGTTAACTTATACGGTGCCTGGTAATGGCAAAGCTAAATATAGTGCGCTTTTGTCTTACAATGATGCCGCTAATGTTTTTGTAAGCTTAAATGGCACAGCGGCATCACCAGGGGCAGGAACAAAGACAGAAACCACGCGGATGGAATTTCGACCAACAAAGCGATTTGTAATTGGCGGTGATGTTTTATCGTTAATTACCCCTGATACTGCTGGTGCTTATGTTGGAATATCATTAAGAAGCATCCCTGGATAAGGATTAATCATGGTTGATACCAAAAAGTTTTCGGAATTTATTAGTGGTGGTACACTTGCTGAAGGTGAGGAAACCGTTGGTTTGCAAGGTGGTTCTAATGCTAGATTTACAACTGGCCCGCAGTTTTTAGAACCTGGCACAACTGGTGAAAGACCTGTGCCAGCTGTATTGGCAATGATTCGATTTAATACAGATTTAAATAAATATGAATTTTATGATGGAATTAGCTGGACACAATTCGAAGATTCAAGCGATATTTCTTTGTTGATTGCGCGTTTAGCAGCTTATACTGCTGGCGATGGTGCATCGATGATTGGGCTTGAAGATCAAGGTTCCGTTGTTAGCCAAACAGTTCAAGATATGGCTGAAGCTGATTATATTGTGCAATCCAATACTGCTGCATTGGTTAATGGGTTTGCATTATCCACATTAAATACAGGCTTGTTGGTTAATGAAAATGGAACTGGTAACTTAGTTACGCGTGAGATTGATGGAAGTGTTGATCAAATAGACGTAGCCGATGGAAATGGTTTATCAGCTAACCCCACCTTATCAATAGCAACTAACCCTACTTTACCAGGATCAAGCCATGTTATTATACCTTTTGGGACTACAGCAGAAAGACCTGGAACCCCGTCAAATGGATACACTAGATACAACACCACACTAGATGTATTAGAATTCTGGGATAACAATGCGCTTGCCTGGGTGCAAACGGCTACAGCTTCAGGTGCTGTTGCTTCAGTTGTGGGTACAGCTAATGAAATAGACATTGATAACACAGACCCTGTAAACCCCATCGTATCATATTCAGCAACCGCAGATATGCCAGGAACTTTTACCATACAAGGCACAATTGCGCTTGATGCTATTATAGATGACGATACGTTTGCAACCGCTACAGATACCAATATACCAACCGCTGAATCAGTAAAAGCATATGTTGATGCAAATGCCGGGGGCGGTGGTACTGACCCTGCCTTCACATTTATGGTTATGGGTGCATAACTAATTACGGAGATTAAAACATGGCTTCAACATACAAAGTTCTGGCTCAATCAAAACCATCGGCTGCCACTTTAACGGATTCCTATACGGTTCCAGGTGCAACGCAAGCTACCGTTAGCTCGCTAGTTGTGGCCAACCAGTCAGCAACAGCTACCAGCTTTCGCATTTCTGTTGCAATAGCAGGAGCAGGTGACACCGCTGCGCAATATCTTTACTATGATATCGAAATACCTGGTAACGATACGTTTATTGCCACCGTTGGCGTTACTCTTGGTGCCGCCGATGTTATCCGCGTCTATAATACGCTTGCTACATGTTCATTTAACTTTTACGGTGTTGAAATATCATGATGATTAAATTGAGAAATAGTGAGGTGGTGTTATGAGTCAGGGGTTTACTAGTTCTATTCCAGTTCCACTGCCAGTTGGTCAGGGTGGTACGGGCAAGACATCTGCTACGGCTTATGCTGTACAGTGTGCAGGAACTACGTCAGGCGGTGCTCAGCAGTCTATTGCATCAGTTGGTACTTCCGGTCAGGTGCTTACTTCTAATGGGGCTGGGACTTTGCCTACTTTTGAGGATGCAGCAGGGGATGGTGTTATAAAAGCCTGGGTAGCGTTTACAGGCCAAGGAACGGTTGCAATTGATGATAGTTTCAATGTAACCAGCATTACAGATAATGACACGGGAAATTACACCATTAATCTCACCATTACTTTCGCTACAACTGATTACTGTTTTGTAGTTGGTGTAAATAGAAACGATGCAACGGATGGTAGTATAAACAACCTTTACAGTAAAACCACAAGTTCGGTTAGAGTATCCACGCAATCTCCCGCAACAACTGTGGTCGATGTTCTAACTGTATCCGCAGCATTTTTAGGGGCCTTGTAATATGAAAAGCTTTTTAATAAAAAACACTGATAAAACAGTCTCTGTAGCATATTGCGTGTCCAAAAACAAAATAGAAGAAGGTTTGAAAGTTCCTACGGACAGCATGAGCGATGAAGATTACAACAATTTTCTTATAAAAAAAACCATTCCAAGCGATGCAGTCAGCTACCGTGAAATAAACACAGAGCTTATCCCAGCAGACAGGGAATTCAGAAACGCTTGGTGTGATGCTCTACCGGGGCAGCAAATAGATATTGATTTAGAGAAGGCTAAAGCACTAAAGTTAGACGAATTACGTGCTGAGCGGAACAAAAGACTTTCATTTTTAGATTCTGAATATTTACAAAAGATGGAAGCAGGTGAAGATTTAACCCAGATAAAAGCCAAGCGTCAAAAGCTACGTGATGCAACCAATGCATTAAAGGCACTTGACGTTGCAAGCCAATACAACGACAAAGCAAAACTAGATTTAATAAAACAATTGTCGAACGATAAGGTGCTAGACTAATTTTCAACTATACTAAGGATAAGAGATGAAAGAAAGAGATTGTATATCGATACACTCAAAAGTCTTTTTCATTCAAAGGCCGGGGAGTGGGGTTATGAAAGCGAGCTATCAATTGCTACCTATATCAATAGCTCCAATATAAAATGGAAGCAGCAAGCATTGATGATTTTATTCTTAATGCCCCGGAGTTAATTTGAAACTAAAGATAAATATCGCATTTAATTTCAAACTTTAAGGACTACAAAATGAGTCAAGGATTCACAACAAAAAACGGTATATCCATTCCCGTAACGGTTGATTTGGGTGGCACCGGAAACACGTCAGCCACGGCTTATGCTGTACAGTGTGGCGGAACAACCAGTACAGCGGTGCATCAGTCTATTGCATCTGTTGGTAGCGCAGGTCAGGTGCTTACTTCCAATGGGGCTGGTGCTTTGCCTGCTTTTGAGGATGGTGCTACAGGTGAAACAGCAAAAGTTTGGATTAATTTTAATGGCACAGGAACAATTGCTATTAATGATAGCTTTAACGTTACCAGTATAACTGACAATGGAACAGGTCATTATACAGTCACTATAGCCACAGATTTTGCTAGTGCAAATTATGCGACGGTTGTAGGTATAAATAGAGCTGATCACGCCACATATAATCAGGGTTTATCAGTTAACTTAAGAACCCCGTTAGTTGGAGCAATTGAATTTTGGACAGGTATTGCCGGGGCTACTGATGCACTTGGTTGTTTCTTGGCTATGTTTGGAGACCAATAACATGAAAAAATATTTAATAAAAAACCAAGATGGAACAGTTTCTATAGCTCACTGTGTTTCAAAAGAAAAGATTGAAGAAGGCTTAAGGCTTAAACCTGGCTCTTTGACAGAGCAGCAATATGTTGAGCATTTGCTAAGAAAGTCCATACCACAAGATGCTGTAAGCCATCGCGAAATAGCACCAGAGCTAATACCATCCGATAGAGAATTTCGCAATGCATGGCGTGATGAAGTTGAGGGCGAGCAAATAGATATTGACCTAGACAAAGCAAAAGAGCTTAAACTTGAACAATTGCGCTTAAAAAGAAATGCGCGTCTTGATGACTTAGACGTTGAATACTTAAGAAAGCAAGAAGCAGGTGAAGACCTAACCGAGATTAAAGCTAAACGTCAAAAGTTGCGTGATGCAACAAACGCATTAAAAGCCCTTGATGTTGCAAACCAATACAACGATAAAACAAAATTAGATATGATAAAACAATTATCTGACGATGAATTGTTAGACTAGGAAGTACAATGACAAAAATCACAACAAAACAAAGAAAAGCCTTACCCAAGAGTGAGTTTGCTTTACCAAAAGAGCGTAAATACCCCGTTGACACCAAAGACAGGGCTGCCAATGCAAAGGCACGTGCGCAACAGCAAGCGGATAAGGGTAATATTAGCAAAGGAACTTTAAAGAAGATTGATGCAAAAGCCAATAAAGTTTTAAATAAAAAAGGCTCTAAACTTTCCAATAAAGTTAAAAAGAAGTAAAGTAATATAATATATTAATTAATATCAATTTAATCGGAGTCAAAAAAATGTCCATTACTGCAATAAGTGCTGATTTCAGCCAAAACCCACGAACTGTAAGAATCGAAACCACGGATGATTTTGAAGCAATTACAGCTGCTGGTTATTTGACTGGTGAAGCAGAAACAATTTCTGTATTAAATTCAGGTGAATTTGAGTTTTTAGCTAATGATGTATGCTTGATTGCATATGATGGCGGTCAACAGTGGTTTAATGCTGTTGAAGATACCCTAGAATTAGTAGCTGATAATACAGTACAACACATGCAAGTTGATATTGCGCTTGCGGCCTTTATTGCTTCAAGTACAGCAAGTGTCCAGTTACTGCCAGCACCAGGTGCTAATAAAAAATATGTGTTGCATCGAGCGACGTTGCATGTTGATTATGGTGGCACAGCCTTAGCTGCTGGCGGTGCTGTGCAAGTACAATATGCGGTTGCTGCTGCTGCTGCTGGTACGGCCGCTTCAGGTACAGTTGCCGCGGCTACTTTAATTGCTGCAACTGCTGACACTTCAGTTGGGTTTAGTCCTGTTGATACAACTTTAACTGATGCTACAACCTTAAATGAAGGCTTGTATTTATCTACAGCCACTCAAGATTTCACAGGTGGTACATTGTCTAGTTATAAAGTAGATGTATGGTATTCAATCATGGATGTTGCATAAATAAATTAGCCCTGCTTATGTAGGGCTTTTTTTAAGGGATTAGAATGCGTTATTTTTTGTTATTTTTTGTGTTATTTTTTAGTGGTTGCATGTCTGCAATAGACAGAGATTTACCGCACAAAGTTAAGCTAGATAGCCCGCCATGTGTTAGACCGCATGGCAATTATCGTTATCAAACATGTGATAACTACACGGCTAATATTGATGGTATGCCTTATGTTGTGCCACAAGGGTTTGATACGGATTTTGCATCTATCCCCAAGTTTTTATGGTGGGAAATCGCACCATTTAGATCGGATTTAGTAAGTGCCTCTATAATTCATGATCACATGTACACCTGTCCCAATGACATAACCAGAAAATATGCAGATGATGTTTTTTATTCAGCACTAATTGAATCAGGCATGAGTGCAAGTGATGCATCAAAAATGTATTATGTTGTTAGATACTTTGGTGAACCTTTTTTTAAAGCTGGTCAAACATGTCATTTTGGCGAATCATGACATTAGAAGATATAGATCACATCAAAGTAATTGATTGGTTCAGATACGACTACCCTTTACTAAAACAAGACCTACACCACTTTGCAAATCAAAGACGCTGCACTCCCATCGAAGGACGCAAACTAAAAAGAATGGGTGTTATGCGTGGAGTATCTGACTTTTTTTTGGCAATTTCAAAAATGGGTTATCATGGCCTATGGATTGAACTTAAAGTTGGCAATGGAAAATTAAGCCAGGAACAGATAGACTTCTTAAAACGCAAAAACGAACAAGGCTATCTAGCTGTTGCCTTATGGGGCTTTGAAGATGTTAAAAAATTTATTCAAGATTATCTGAATGAAAGTATTTCTTTTTAACTTTTTTGCTCAATACCTGTAACTTTATAGGCGTTTCAATCTCATTTAACATAGCTTTCATATAAATAATATTTTGCAAATGAGGGTAAAAAGCCGAACTTCTTTTCACATGTTTTTTTACAAACTGACCATAAAAAAAGTTTTTAGCTTTGTGTGATGCCGTGGGCGTAAAACTTTCATACAACCATTGATTGTTTGTGCAGCAGTAGGCCGCATTAAATGTAAAGCCACTATCTCTTTCTTGTAACCAATATTTTGCCTTAATTACTTCTATGGTTTCTTTGTCATCCACAAAAGGTGTTGCTGTAAGTTTTTCGTTTGGATCAATAAGTTCATGCTCACATTGTCGACAATAACGTGCCGTTATATCATTTTGAACATGGCAACTACCACACTCTTTAAACTCAAAATAGTAACTGCACCTTTTATGGTTTGTTATACCAACACAACGCCTAGCATATTCACCATTCATCGTTTGGCAATTAGGACACGGAAAAACCAAGTTAGCGTCTTTGTCTCGCGTTTGCTTAAGCGCATCCAGCAAGATAGGGTTATCCCAGTCCTGGTGACGCTCAATGTTACCTGCACAATCTAAAATTAGGGCATGATCTTTACCAGGTGACAACCGCAACACACGCCCCAACGTCTGTACCACCAACACAAGAGACTCAGTAGGCCGTAAATATGCCAACGTATCATAAGGCGGCAAATCAACACCCACAGACACAATGCTAATGTTAACTATATATCGAATCTCACCAGACCTAGCTTTATCAAATATCTCTGTACGCTTATCATTAGGCATCTCACCTAAAATCACAGCTGTTTGCTCTTCTGGCAAATGTGACGCACATTCATAAGCATGCTTTTTAGTCGATGCAAATATTACACAACCATGCCGATTTTGAGCATCCATTAACAACATTAACTGCTTCATAATCAATGCAGTCAACCGTGAGTTTTTATCGACGACTTCTTCCATTTGTTTTGTATCAAACTGACCATTAGATTTAATTTTCAAACCACTAAAATCAATAGTAAGCTCTTTATCAATATTAAAACGTGGCTCAACTAAATAACCCTGGCTAATTAACCAATCAGTAGTGACATTACCAACACGCGTCTTAAACAAACAATCTTTGCCAACAATATCCGTACCTTTATACCGATAGTCTGTACCAGTAGCACCCAATAAACGCATTGACTTATACTGTTGCTTATAATGGCGTAATATCCGCATAAAAGTTGATTGCTGGTTTAAGTAATTAATCATGTGAACTTCATCAACTACAATCATATTAAACTCAATTGCCGCAATAATTTCATTTTTTTTGATTGCGTTAAGAACAGACTGTGGCGTGCCGAATATTACCGAATTAGAACTGTCTTTGCTGTTTAATGCCGCACAATAAATCGAGGCAACACCACCTTGCTCAATAAAAGTGGCACAATTATTGCGTACAAGTTCAGCATTATTGACTAAGCACAAAGCATGCTTGCCATGTGCCTGCATTTTTAACAATATATCAGCAAGCATTAACGACTTGCCACTACCAACCGATGCCATTAATAAAACTGGATCACTACTAAATTTCATCGCATCCCAGCATTCCGCCACCGCTTCAGCTTGATACGTCCTTAGATTCTTCATGGCATTCCTTTCTATGAAAACACATCTTGCAAATATAAAACAAAGGATTGTCACTTATCCTGGGTGGCATAGTTTCAGCTTCATAAATTGATACAGCCTTGACTTCTAACTCTTTATAGTAAACCTCGTCAAACTTCACTAATTCATCATGAAACTGAGCCGTGTTTTTATTAAACGCCAACACATAACATTTTTTTACACTGCTTAAACCCATATAAGTTTGAACCTGGCCATAATAAGATTCATCCCAACCCTTAACGCCATCTTTAACTAACTTTTGAAAAGATGCATGATTCGCTGTTTTAATTTCAAGATATGCATTTAACTTAGGTAAATACGCATCAACATTACCGCGAAACCAATAGTAATCAGGATGAACCAATTCAGGATAAGGGCTATCCACCTTAGTAACCTTCATGACCTGAGCAAGAATATATATTTCTAATATTTTTCCAACGTCAAAAATCCGCTGGTTGCGGATAGGAATTTCTTTAGGTTTCTTGTTGTAAAAATCAAGCCAAATCTTTCGCCAACATTTACTACCAATAGAACTTGCACCAATATAATTACGTCTAGCTTCTGGAGACGGTACAAGGCCATCCAGAAGCTTTTGCAATTTACCCATTAAAACGGTATGTCATCATCTAAATCAGTGACAGGTGCGCCAGGATTGCGGCTAAAAGCACTATTTACAGGGCCATTATTATGTTCAACAACCATTTTTTCGCCAACGACACATTCAAAATCTTTTGAATGATGAATCTCACGGATATAATTACCTTCCATGAAGCCACCTTCAGATTTTGGCATCGACCATTCAGCAATCTTTATACCAACGATATTGTTTTGTAAGTTGGCCAAGTCAACATTAGTAGGTTCATTGTTATGCGTAGGCTTATATCCACATAAAATCATCAAACGCTTAAGCATATTTAAGTTGCGAGCGATAGCTTCTGGTTTACCTTCAAAAACTTTAATGCTTTGTTTAACTTCTCGGTTTTTAAAATCATCCGATACTATCTTATATATAACATCAATAGTCTTTTCGGCTGGTTTATATTGTGTAGCTTCTTTTGCTTCAACCTTACAAGACTTCACCATTGCTAATGCCGTAGTACCTTCTGGTATCACACTAAAATCTTGCAAAAATGAATCATCTTCATGACCTGTAATTTCTTTCCCAGTGGGACTTACCCAAAAACTCATATATAACTCCTTATCTAAAATGGTGGTGGCTGACAGGATTCGAACCTATTATGCAAAAACCCTAGCCCCATCTCGTCCGCTAGCGACTGTTCTAATTATTTTGCTACCCACCCGGCGATTGTGCTTTCCCCACAGCACCGCAACCACCATAAAATTAACCTTTTTGTTTTTTCTGGTAAAATGGCACATATTTAACAATAGAGCCAAAATCCATTGGCAATTCATCGGGCATATCAAACCGATTCTTGCTGACATGCGATTCATTTAAACCAACCTGCATTACCCTGTCTTGAGTGCTTTTTACCAATACACGTCCACTTTCGGTTTCAGTTGTAAACGACTTCAATCGACAAAAAGCAACCAAATCAACATCATTGATATATACTTCCCTGGATTTATCATGATTCATAACAACTGTATATATATCGTAATCTTCATTATCAGGTGACTTATGCTTTTTTACATCCAGATGCGATATAAAAACAACGCCAATACCCCGTTCACGAAACTTATCAAATAACCCCTTTAAACTCCAATGCATCATTTGCGCCTTTGAAAAACCAGCACCATAACCACCACACGCTGAATTTAAACTAGAAGGCTTTTGACCATTTTTATTAGGTGGTTCATTTTCCAAAATATGCTTGATAACCAATGAATCAAGCTTGGATATACTATCAAGCACAATAGTATCAAACGGTAATTTAGGTTCTTTAAGTAAGTTTTGGACTGCATTCCACACATCTTTAAAATTAGTCAGTAACGGTAAATGCTTCACGTCATGCAATCCGTTTTCTTCGGTTAACAAAAACAAAGGGTTAGGAAACTGACTTGCAAGCGTTGATTTACCAACACCAGGTTTACCATATATGGTAATTCGTGGGGGGTATGCACTCCCTGTTGTGACATTATCTAAAATACTCATTAAACACGTTCCTTAATAGTTACGCTGGCTTTACCAGGTTTGACAGTAACCAATTCGCCTAGTGCCTCGCGAACGCTTAAAGGTGCTATTTGCATATATTGCTCACATAACTTTTTGTCTACAGTGTAAGAAACTGATTGTTTGATTGGGTTAAACTCACCAGGTAAATACACTGAACCTGATTCATAAGCTTTTTTGTCTAAACTATAGATTGATGGCGTTTTGCATTCAATTTTCCAAACATCATATTCATAAGATTTTTGGCCTTGATGATCATGATCTAACAAAATAATAATATCTTGCGTCAACTCTTCTTTACGCTTAGTCAATTTAGCCAACTGAGCATTAATTTTTTTTAACTCCTTAATGCTATCAAACAAAACGCTCTCATTTTCTAACTCTCTCATAATTACCTCTTTTACTGTTAATAGTCCACGCCAGGTATTGACGTAGAACCATAATAAAATAACGATTGATTTATGTCAAACGTTTTTATACAATAGATTGAAATTAATTAACAAGTGAGACGTTATGAAACCAGAAGAAGTGAAAAAACATTATAAGACTGCTTACAACTTTTACAAAGAAACAGGCATGTCACCTGCTAATATTGGTAATTGGGTTCGATGGGGATATATTCCTATTGCATCACAATTTAAAATTGAAGAAACAACCAATGGTAAATTAAAAGCAAACTATGGGGATAGCAAAAAATGAATAGAGATACTTGGATTGATTTATTACAACTTATTTGGACTGGTACAGTGTATGGTTTTGCGTTGGTTGGTGTAGAAGATTTTGTTTATTATTTAGCTGGATATTAAAGGCGCGGAAACGACTAAAACCACGCCTTCTCTTCGCAAACTGTGGAGAGTGCAATTTTAGTATATCTATAATTTATATAAATGCAAAGATTTCCCTTAAAGTATCGAGGTTTTAAGGTCAATGCGCCATTGCGCGATGGGGTATTGTCGTTTTTTTATAGAGGGGTTACGACAATAAGCACAGGATTATAACAAAGTTATCCTTTTACGAAAAGCCTAAATTAACGTTATGCTTGTAGAGCTGTTTTTAACTTTAATTCCAGTAGGTTATATTGTGTGCATACTATTATTTTTTAGGGAGAATGCCAGCGGCATGGGTATTGACACTGGCGATCTATTTCAAGTGACAGGGAGTATTACATGAGTATTGTAGCAAATAATGAACAAAAGCCAAGTTTTGGAGTAAATGAGGGTGTATGGGAATATCGAACGTTTGATAATAATTTATTAGGTTATTCAGTAAGGAAAAAAAAGGGGGTTGGTAAGCGATTTGAACCCTGGTCATATCAAGATGGGGTGTGGGTTAAGCGATGGTATGAAAATGAAAATAAGCCTTTGTATCGATGTGAAGTGTTAAAAACCAATCCAACCGCACCCGTTTTATTGGTAGAAGGTGAAAAAACAGCGGACGCAGCTGCAAAGTTGTTTCCTGGGTTGGTGCCGGTTACTTGGCTTGGTGGTTCAAGTAGTGCTAAAAAAATTGATATTGAGCATTTGAAGGATAGGAAAATATATATATGGCCTGATAATGATGATCCAGGTTTTAAAGCACAACAACAGTTAAAAACAATTCTTACACCGATTGCTGACAAAGTTTATTGTGTAAACCCGTCACCGTTAAATTTACCAAAAGGATGGGACTTGGCAGACTTTGACACTGACTATGATGAAATTGATTTTGATGAACTTCAAATGGCCTTAGAAGATGCCAAAAATAGAAAGCCAGGTTTTAACTTAATTATAAAAGATAATTTCCCAGATTTAAGCGCAAAAGATAACCCCATTAACACAAGTGACAATATAGCCTACCTTTTAAAATTTTACGGTATTGAATTACGTTATAACTTAATGACCAACTACCCTGAGTTTTCATCAAAGCAATTAGAGTTTAGTACAGTCAATGAAGCTGATTGTTTTTTCACAGAGATATCTAATTTATGCGTTAAAAATGGTGTTCCAAAAGTAGATCTTGGCCAGCACATTTTATATATTTCAGATCAAAATCGTTACCACCCAGCAATTGAGTTTATAAACAGCAAGCCGTGGGATGGCAATTCAAGAATCAATGAATTTTTAGACACTGTGAAAGCTGAAAATAATGACATGGCTAGAAAACTTATTTATAGATGGCTTTTAGGTTGTGTTGCTGCTGCTTTTAGTGATGAAGGCGTGTCACTTGAAGGTGTTTTAGTATTCCAGGGTAAACAAAAAATAGGTAAAACGCATTGGTTTATAAAGCTTGTGCCTGACGAATATCAGTTTTTAGCAAAAGATTCTCTTCACCTAGATCCATCCAACAAAGATTCAGTCATGGATTGCACCAGCGCATGGCTAGGCGAACTTGCCGAAATTGACGGTAGCATTAAAAAATCAGACGTAGCAGCACAAAAACAATTTATCACACGCCAAGCAGATTTTTATCGAGTCCCATTCGGTAAGCGCATAAGAGGCGTACCCAGGCGAACCGCATTTTTTGGATCAGTAAACCCGAATGAGTTCCTATCAGACGAAACCGGAAACAGACGCTACTGGACAATAGCAGTAGAACACATCAACCACAACCACACAATTGACATGCAACAACTATGGGCTGAAGTTCAATGCAAGTTAGATCAAGGTGAACAATACAGGCTTACCAATGATGAACAAGATATGGTTAATCAAGAAAACGAACATCACTTGCCGATGGATCCATTAGAAGAAGCCATCCTAAATAAATTTAAATGGGATCTCGATAAAACTCACTACGACAAACCCATGACCGCCTCAGAAATCCTAGTTTTACTAGGATTCTCAATTACAGAGCAACGAATGGGACGCATGGCGAGAAAGTGTAACGAAATTTTAACCAGGCTAACAGGCAAACGGAGCAAAAAAAGCAACGGGAAAAGACTTTTTTACCTTCCAATGCAAAAAGTTTAATTTTTTTTAAATTATTTTATAGGGCACCATAGGGCTCCATAGGGCACCAATAGGGCACCAGAATTTTTTTTGGTGCCCTTTTTTTATGCCCGTAAATAAAGGGCTACAGCAACATAAGGGCACCAAAAGATTTAAATAAAATAAAATAAAAATACTATATAACCTATACTGTATACCGGTTATACAGGTTGTTCGATGGGTATACGGGATAGGTAACGCATCTCTATAGAAAAAAAGTGCCCTATGTGCCCTTTTGTGCAGTAGCCCTTTTATATCAAGGGTTACTTGAGGGCGCCGCCAATTTTTTTTGGTGCCCTACTTTACAGTTTTGCAACATTTTTGGTTTTAAAAACATCACAATGGTTAATTAATTTCAGTATTTTGTCTTTTGCTGTTTTTTAAGTTTTTGCGTTAGAATTTTGCTATAATTTAAAATTGGAAATTTGACATTTGCTGGTTTTTATGAAATTCGATGAATATTGTAAAAAAAACAATATTAACTTGTTATTAGACGATAAAAGATTTTTAAAAAGGCATCTTAAAATGATTTCTAAGGCGTCCAGGAAGGACGTAGTAAGACGTTATGTTGATATATGGGTAAAGACCAGGGGTAGTGACAATGAAAAGCGTAGAGAAGCTAATATTTGGCTTAGGTCAATTTTTTAGCAAGGGGCTTAATATGCTGTGAGCTTGCATTTTTTATCGTTGCCCACAGAGTTATGCACAGATTTTGGGGATAGATTTCAATGGACGGTGCAATCATCGGTTTTTTGTAAAATGTGAAGGCTGACACCTTCATCACATGTTTCAATTTTAACTTTGTATTCTACTCCGTAACATTGACCCAGGCGGTTAAAAACAGCTTCTAGTAAATCGTAGTTAACAATATCGCTAATAGCACGCAAGGCTATAAATGATGCTTGATTAATAATTTCATTTTTGTCGCCTAGCATGTCTTCTAGCAGGTCTATCATTCATTTAAAAAGCCTCACTATAACAATTACCCCAAGAATCGCACACCCAACAAAAATGCCAACCTGCTCCAATGCACCGACAAAATCATCAATTCTTTTTTGGTGGTAATCTTCCTGGGCTTTATCCAAGCACTTAATCATGGTTTGCGTTGTATCTTGCCGTTTGCATTTTTCTATCATTAGGTTGTATTCTTCAATCATTGTGTAATCTTCCAAAGTTTATTTCATGTAACTTGATGGATGGGTTAACTTTAAGTGCCCAGGTAAAAACTTCCTGCATTGTATCTGTTGAATTAAATACTCTTGTTGCAAACCCATCCTTGTATGTATCAATACCTGTTTGCGTTGTAAAAGGAACATTTACAACTATATCGTCTTTTTGACTTGTCATCTTAAAATATCCATAGTTAAATCATCTTTTTGACCTTCCCAATACTCAATACATTTTTCAATCAAATCGCTTTTGTTTTTAAAAACGCAATTCAAAGGGATATCAGTAACTTTCATTCATCGGTTTTTACCTCTTTATAAAGCGTGCCAGTAACAGCACGCAAAATTATCTCACTCACAAACAACAACGGAAACCACATTATCGCTTGCACCAATAAGCACCTTTTTAATATTTTAATCATAACCTTTCAGCCAGTACCGCCATTACATCAGTAACATGCATATTAAAATTAGCGTTTGTATTAGTATTATCAAGCGTGTGATATTCCCATCCTGTTATATCTTTTCTCATATGCGTTAAAATCTCTTTAAATGTCATGTTTTGTGGGTGCTCTTTTAAAAACAAGTCAAGTACCAGCTTTTCACTTAATGTTAGCCCGTTGCTTTCTTTGTATAATTCATCCAGATTGCTTCCGTCCAAAGTGTCTTTAGTTTCAATTTGACTATAAAAACGGTTTCTTTCGGGGTATTCATGTATAAACTTTAAAAGTGTTTTAAAATCTTTTAGGTATACTTCGATATCGTGGTTCATATTAAATACATGAATCCACGGCATTTCTGCACTATAAAGCCGCATGTCGTAATCACCCACAAAAAACCGATCAATTGTCTCTTTTTGGTTGTTTGTTAAATTGTTGTACTCTCTTAATAAATTCATTCTTTCCCCCTTTTTAACCAGTTATTATAATTTTCAACACTACCCCATGCGATGCTTGGAATGTTGTTGTAACAATGCGCAATAAGTGCAAACATATTCTGTGTATTAAAAGCGTCCGCACGTCCGAACGCTTCCTTCAAATTGTTGGTCAATACCGCCTCTAGGAACCACCCTGGCGGCATTTGGTGGTAAATGTAATTGTTGAGCGCGTTCATTGTATGTTCTGGTACGCGCTGTGCTTTGTTTTGTTCTTCAGCTTTCATAAGCTCGACTAGTTCTTGATTCATGAATCACCTAGTAAAAATTGTTTAGTTTGCGCGTCATTGCTTACCTGGCAATGGTTGCGTGTATCTTCTAGCTTAGTTTTAGCAAACCTTAGTGCTGCTGTTAGTTCTCTAACCATGGTTTCTAAGTCTGTCGAGTTGTTAACTACGCGAACCAGGTTCTTTGTCTCCCAGCTGAACGAATCGTCTTTGCATATATAATTAAACATTTCAATATGTTTCATTGTGTAACCCCTTCAAAATGCTCGCTGTATAGTGTCATTGCTGTATTCATGTTCTACCCCTCGTTATTGTCGTTTTCTTCTCTTTCTTGCTCGCGCAACTCTTCAAGTTCACGCAAGCGCCATTTTATTTCGTCCTCGTCTCCGAAATATTCCATTTTTTTTACTCGTCAAACTGTCGCTGTGACTCAACCGGATATCTCGATATATTATCCGCGCGTAACATTGCATTTGATAACGTTGCAAACTGCCCGAATTCATCGCCCTGGTCATTAGATACAAAATAAATCATGATATTAAACGTTCTATCATAGGGAATGCTCAACAAACTAATGTATACATTCTTGCTACGGTGAACCTCGCCAACGTCCGGCGCGTCATCTTCAACTAGCCTGTATTCTTGACCGTATCTGTCTTTTTCCATTTTTAACCCCTTATTGCGTTAACTTGGAAACAGTATATCAAATGCTTGAAATATGTCAAACGTTTGATATACTTTTTTTTTATGTATTTTGTGCTATTATTTAGTTAACTATTTATATATATATAAAGGGGCTTCACAATGGATGCTAAACAATACGATAAAGCTTATGACAGAGGTATGGACAAAGGACTAGCCGAAGGTCATTATCAAGCTGATAGCATGATGAGAGAGATGAACAAGCGTGGCAATAAGATGGATTCTTGTAAATCTCATGTTGGAGCTGGTAAAGCTTATGGCGGAAAAGCTGGGTTGAAGAAGTAATATGGCAGGCGGACGACCGACAATATATAGCGAGGAACTAGCCGTACGTATTTGCGAGCTTGTGGCTACGAGCAGTCTTGGGTTGATCAAGCTTTGCGCTAAATATGACGAACTTCCCGTCAAAGATACGATCAATCAATGGCGTTATCGATACCCTGGATTTTCGGCCTTGTATGCAAAAGCAAAGTTAATTCAGGCTGACCGATTAGCTGAAGATATTCTTGATATAGCTGATGAAGCGCGCGGTGATATCAAACTCGATGATGATGGAAACGAGGTTTTGAACTCTGAATTTGTCGCGCGTTCACGTTTGAAAATTGATACCCGAAAATGGCTTGCTGCTAAACTATTGCCCCGTCAATATGGCAATCATACAGAAGAAAACAAAAACGCTAGCGATTCTCTTGTTGAAAAGCTTATTGATAAGTTAAAATGATAAGCAACGATCCTTTTTCAAAAATAAGCTTGCTGTTTGGTTGTGCTGTTGTGCCTTCAAATATCCCAACTTTTAAAGATATTAATACAATTGAATACGTTAATGGTAACGACAAACAACCAAAAGTTATAACTGAAACGGTGATGTTTCTTGAACAAAATGACAAACGATGAAAAAATAATACACGCATTAACTGACTTTCCAACGTTTGCGCATAACTTCTTAAACATTCGCACCAAATCAGGTGCTATTAAACCATTCAATCTCACACGCGCCCAACAATATATACATGGACGCTTAGAAGCTCAAAAAAAAGAGGCTGGAAAGGTACGAGCTATTATATTAAAGGCTAGGCAGCTTGGTTGTTCTACGTTGATTCAGGGCCGTTTCTTTCACAAAGTAATCACACAGCGCGGTAAAAAAGCTTTCATTCTCACACATGAAGCCGAAGCCACCAAAAACTTGTTTGCAATGACTAAGCGTTATCATGACGGTTTGCCCGATGGCCTGGCACCTAAACCAGATGCGTCAAGCGCAAAAGAATTGAATTTTAGCTCGCTTGATTCAGGTTATGCGGTTGGCACGGCAGGCAATAAAGCCGTTGGCCGTTCTCAAACCATCCAGTTATTCCACGGTAGCGAGACAGCTTATTGGCCCCATGCAGCCGAGCATAGCAAAGGGATAATGCAAGCGATATCAAATGAAGATGAAACAGAGATTATAATAGAATCCACAGCAAACGGGATTGGCAATTACTTTCATCAATTATGGTGTTCTGCATTAAGTGGAGAAAGCGAGTACCAGGCGATATTTGTTCCTTGGTACTGGCAAGATGAATACACGCATACTTATAAAGATATAAAGCCACCGCCATTGTCGGACGATGAACAGCAATTGCTTGATAATTATGCGCATGATGGCATGACGCTTGAACATATTTATTGGCGCAGAATAAAGATACGTGAGTTTAGCAGTGACTATGAAGAGGGTGAGAAGCTTTTCAAGGTTGAATATCCCGTATCAGCACAAGAAGCTTTTAGAAACACAGTTGATGATACTTTCATTAACTCGAAGTATGTTGCTATTGCAAGGAAAAATAGCATTGATACGGATTCAGCTTTGATTATTGGTGTTGATCCAGCCATTGGCGAAAACGACCGCTGCGCGATTGTCCGAAGACGCGGACGCAAAGCATACAACATCGAAACGCTACGCAATCATAACACTATGCAGCTGGCAGGACGTTTGAAGCGCATTATTGAAACAGAAAAACCATACAGAGTATATATTGATTGTATTGGCATTGGTGCAGGAACTACCGACCGATTAATTGAAATGGGATACAGTGAAGTTATTGGCGTCAATGTTGCACGTAGCGCAAGCGACAAAGAGCTATATGGCAATCAGCGTGCAGAATATTGGCAACGCATGAAAGACTGGCTTATGCAGGAGATGGATGTTGATATACCGGACAGTGACGAACTAGAAGCAGATTTGTGTGGACTCGGTTACAAGCATAAAAGTAACGGACAATTGTTGATTGAAAGTAAAATTGATTTAAAAAAACGCGGCATGCCTTCACCTGATTGCTTTGTTGCAGGAACTTTAATTGATACTAAAAAAGGCAAAGTGGCAATTGAATTAATAAAAGCAGGTGATTATATTGCAACACCTTTTGGTTATCAAAAAGTAATTAAAAACTGGGAGTCATTTAGCAACAATATTACCACTCTTTCGTTATCCAATGGAAAAACATTAAAAGGCAAAGGAAGCCATAGAATATTTACATGGGACAAAGGCTGGGTTAACCTAGACGCTTTAAGCTTGTCTTTTAAGTTAGAGTTTAATTCATGGTTAAAAAAAGCGAAGTGGAAGTTCCTAAGTTTATTTTATACAAGGGACAAAAGTTTAGACTTCAAACATCAGGTAGATATTATCAGTCAAACAAAAAAAATGCGCCCTACAGACTTCTTCACAGGAAAATTTGGTTCGACAATTTTGGTGAAATACCAAAAGGCTGTCACATTCACCACAAAAATGGTGACTGGACTGATAATTCAATTGATAACCTTGAATGCATTGATGGCAAAAAACATATGCAAGAACATATGCGCAAACGAATGCAAGACCCATAATTTTACAAAAAAACAATGGAGTCACAACAAAAAGCCATTATTGCAGCCGCAAAATGGCATAAAGACAAAACAGGAACAAAATTATTATCGAATATTGCAAAAAAAGGATGGCGAGATAGGGAAAAATTGCCAGCAGGAAGGTGTGAAAGCTGTGGGAATGAGTTCAAATCAGTATTTGCCAATCGAAAATCAGTTAGATATTGCTCAAGAAAATGCAGCCTTAAAGGCGTTTATGCCAAACAAAAAACAAAAGAAAAAAACTGCGCTTGGTGCAATAAAAAGTTTATGGCCAATAAATACAGGGATGTTAAATGTTGCAATAAAACATGTTCAAACAGAAAGCGCGCCTATGACCAGCGTATACAATCTAACCCTTGAAAAAGAAAATGTTTATTACGCCAATGGGATTTTAGTTGCCAATTGCGCAGACGCTTTAATGTTGACGTTTTCAGGTGGTCAAACAGTTGCTATTGATGATAATTTTGCTACACCAATACCAGAGCGTTACAATTCTATGTTTACTTGATAATATAGCTAAATAGTTGATACAAGGATTTTATATCATGGCACGAAAAAACAAAGAAATTGCTGACGAAACAAAAGATAATATAGCAAAATGGCATGGCTATTTTTCAATTAACAACAAGCAATACCACCAAGAATTTGCTTTTGTCATGGGTGGCCAGTGGGAAAAAGACGAAATGTCTGCATTACGCCAAAACAAAAAGATACCATTGATATCTAATAAACTTGGAGTGCTAGCCAATCATTTGCTAGGTGAGCAGCGACAAAACACGCCAAACCTTCAAGTTGTGCCAGATGAAACAGTGCCAGAACAAACAGCTGAGGTGCGCGAAGCTTTGGTCAAAGATATATCACTAGATAGTAAATCAAGTGTTGTATATCAAACGGGTTTTCAATCTGCAATTATTGGCGGGTATGGTGCGTTTCGAGTTAACCATGATTATGTTGATGCCAATAGCTTTAACCAGGAAATAAATATACTTGAAATAAATGACCCCACTCAAGCATTCTGGGACGTTGGCGCAACTAGTAAAACCAAAACCGACGGCATGTTTTGCGGTTTGAAAACTCGCATGTCACGTAAGAAGTTTAAGCAAGTGTATGGTAAGCGTGTGAATAGTAAAATACAAAATCATACGTTAAATGATGACACTGTGATGGCTGATAATGATACCATATTGGTTGTTGACTATTACAAGCGCACATATAAAACCGAAAGGATTAAGCAGTTATCAAATGGTCGCGTGATAAAAAATGATGAATATAGGGAAATGCGCGAGTATCAAGAGCAACTTGAAAAGCTTGGCATTGGTTCACCTGGTATTATGGCTGAGGTTGATTATCAGCAGGTCGAAGAAGTAGCCGAGCAAGCACCACAGCCAGGCATTGAAACGCCTGAAGACTTGCAGCCTAGTGAGACACCAAACGTTATCAGTGAACGCGAGCTTGATGAAAATGACACGCCTTTGATTGACTTGACTACTGGTGAACCTGTAAGCATTGTTGATGAAAGGGACGCGCCTAGTTATGTGATTAAGTATTACAAGATGGCTGGTGATTATGAACTTGAGTCTAGTGAATTCCCGGCTGAATTGTTGCCGATTATATTTGTTGATCAAAACAGCTATTACGATAAAAACGGCAAGCAATTTTGCAGACCATTTTTTAAAGATGCCAAAGACAGCCAAAAATATTTAAACTATATACGCACACATTCAGCCTATTTGCTGAAAGTATCGCGTAATGACCAATTTTTGGTTAGTAAAGAAAACGTGCGCAGCAAAGACACGCAAGCTATTTGGAAAGACCCAGGTAACTACCAGGGCGGTTTGTTCTTTGATAAAGATAGCGACGGATTTGTTCCCCAACAATTGCGCCCCCCTGAATTATCACAGTCACTCAATCAACAATATCAATTAGCATTGAGCGATATTCAATCAAGTACCGGGATGTATGATACTCAAGTTGGTGAAAAAGGAAATGAGATATCAGGTAAAGCCATCGATGCAAGAACCGAACGCGGTAGTTACAATACCTATGTCGCGTTTGATAGTTTGAATCGTGCCATTGGTGTTGCTGGTGAGATTGTTAACCAGATGATTCCGAGCATATACGACACAGAAAGAACCGAAATGTTAACTATGGCTGAAACTGGAATGCCACAACCTGTAACATTAAACCAACAAGATGATGATTATGGAACTCGTGTTAATAATGATATGCGTGAAGGAAGTTATAAGATACGCTTATTGCCTGGGCCATCAAGTGACGGACAACGCCAGCAAGCAATGGAATCCTTACAAATGGTATTGCAAGCTAATCCGCAACTATTTAATATGATTGCTGATTTGTACGCTGAAAACTTACCATTGAAGAACAACATTAACTTGCGAAACAGACTTAAAACACTTGTACCGCCTGATATTATTGAAGCTGGTAAGACAGGGAAATCACCACCGCCAGCACAACAAGGCCCAAGCCCTGAAGAACAGGCTATGCAAGCACAAATGCAAATTAAGCAGCAAGAATTGCAAATTAAAATGCAAGATTTGCAGTTTAAACAAGAAAAGTTGGCTATGGATTCGGAAAAATCAAAAGCTGAGATTGCACAGAAATGGCAGGAACTGGAAAACTCACGCATTGAAGCGGCAGCAGAATTAGAAGAAACACAATTACGGTATCAAGCAGAGATGCACAAAACCAATGCAGAGGCTAATATTTCACATGCAAGAAACATCACGGATATTTTAACACATTTACCACAACAAAAAGGCTGATAGATGAATGATATTGATGCAAAAATAGACAATGCGCCGGAGCTACCAGCAGCAAGAGAAAACGAAAAACCTGAAGTTGTAGAGCATGAGGAAGCAGAACCAGAAACACCAGAATCAAGCGAACCTGAAACACCAGAACCCGAGAGCGATGATGATTCGGTTGATGAATATGGCAACGAGATACCAAAGCAGGAAAAAACCTATACAGAGGCCCAAGTACAGGCGATGATTCGGGATAGGTTAAGCCGTGGCAATCATGGTCAACAGCCACAGCAACCACAACAACCCCAACAGCAGCCACAATCACAACCCAATAGCCAGGATTTTGAGTATGATGCGAATAGTTCTCAAACATGGGAAGAGCAACTTGAGTATTTTATGGATGGCTGGGCTAGTAAGCGCGAAAAGCGTCAACAAGAGCAGCAGTGGCAAGCACAAGAGCAGCAAAAACAATCTGAGTTTGAAGGGAAGTTTACAGCTGGGATGTCGCGGTATAATGATTTCCAGGAAGTTGTTAATGCACAGCCTATTGATGATGCAATGGTTATGGCTACGCGTGGAATGAATGACCCGGCAGCGTTTTTATATGCAGCAGCAAAGAAACAGCCAGCGGAATTGCAGCGGATAGCGCAGATTGCTGATCCATATAGTAAGATGATGGAAATGGGAAGGCTTGACGAACGTATGAAAAAGGATAGGAAGTCTAAGAGCAATGCGCCTAAGCCTGGAAGCAATACTAAGGGTGATACAACAGGAAAGCCAGAACCTAGAAGCTTGGACGATAAAATAAGGAAGTATGCTGAAAAGAACTTGCGCAGAGGTTGACCACCTGTAACTATATAGTCTATAATTTACAGTGACGCGTATTTATAGCCTATCCCCGTCATTAGGCGCACAATTTGGCGTGTAAGATAGCTGACCGCCCAGCAATGTAATTAGGTGATCTAAATAGATCGTTTTAATGAATCATTGTTGGGAGAAAAACGCAATGGCTATTAATGAATTTGAAACTACCCAGTATGTCCTCGATGAGTGGATGATCCGCTTTGTCAACTATCTAAACTTTGCTAAAGTTGCCGACAGAAGCCTTGAAGATGACTTCAAAAACCTACGTTTTGCAACTGGTCAAACAGTTAACTACCGCCTAGAAGAAAGATACCTTTCAGAGCGTGGCGCAACTGCTAGCCCTCAAGCACGTACGCAAATTATCAGACCTTTAACTATCGACACACAATTCCATACCATGGTGTCATTTACTGGTATGCAGTTAACGTTTGATAGGGCAACTGATGAACCATATCTTGATGAAATGCTTAAGCCACGTGCGAAAGTAATGGCTAATGATGTTGAGAAATACATAGCTACCGAGAATTTACAAAAACAAGTTTATCAAGCTACTGGTACACCAGGTGTGCCGATTACTTTTAGAACAGTTGCAGATACTGATGCATATATGAGTGCGTTGGCAATTCCTGAAGATGGCGACAGGTACTTTGCTAATGATCCATTCGTATCAGCTGCATTAAGCGATGACTTGAAAAACGTATTTAACCAAACCGTTAACCGTGGTGCATTGATGGATGGTTTCATCGGTCACTTATCTGGTTTTGACTTTTTCAAATCAAACTTCTTGAATCGACAAGTTGCCGGTGACGGTCAAGCTGGCGGTGCGCCACCTTCTGGATTCAAGCTAGGCGGTACGGTTGTTGGCCCTGTATCAAGTGGTAGCTCACTATCATTAACAGGTCTTGTTGCAAGCTCTTTAGTATTCCGTGAAGGTGATAGTATTGAACTTGACCCTGCATCTGGATGCTTTATGGTTAACCCATTAATCCAAGGTTCTCAATTGGAGCAAGCAGCGCAGTTTGTGGTAACTGCTGATGTTGTTTCTGATGGCGCAGGTGCTGCAACCGTTCCTATTAGTCCTGAAATCATCGTCGATGGCGCACGTAAGAACATTAGCCAGCCGATTCCAAATGGTGCGCAATTACTATTGGCTAATGATCACAACGTGTCAATCGCTTTCCACAAGCAATCAATCGTGTTTGCAGCACCCCCAATCAAAGAACTTATTGGTGGCGTTGAAGCAACTACTTCTTATAGTGACAAGTACAAAATGGCAATTAC